ATGACATAGCAGCTGGAATTGAGCTGTTAAAGGCTCAAATCCATGCAGCGTCTCTTGAGACGATGCACGCGAGTGCGACGTCAACCGAAGTGTTGAAGGGCGCAGGTGAGGCTTTCCTCTTGCCTCAACCGCAATTCAACATTGTACCTTTGCGGGTACTTTCGGAAGACAACAAGGTATCAGCCCGTACTGAAGTTTACTTCAGCGTCGATCCTAACGTGTCCAACCTTTGGACCTCCGTTACTTTCGACAATCCCCTTTACTTGGGGTGGGTTGCTCTTCCTTGGTCGTTCGCGATTGATTGGCTAATCCCCGTAGGGGATTGGCTGCTCTCTGCTACGGCAAACACCGGCTTTGTTTACAGGGGAGGTCACACGACCCATCGTCTGCAGATCCAGTCAGAAGTCGAAGGAACTACTTTCTCCTTCATAAATGACTACTGGCTGTCCTCGAAGCACAATCAGATGCTTCCGAGGTGCAGAAATGAGGTGATGGTGATCTCGAGAACTGTGAACTACTCCTGGCCGAAGCCGAGCTTGTATGTGAATACGAGCCCGTTTCGGTCTTCAACCCGAACCGCCAATGCGCTAGCGCTATTGGCCATTCAAGTCAAAAGGAGGTAGGTAATGCCTGCCATGACTTCGCTCGTCCTCACGGACAGAGCTACCCCGACGCCGGTGGACAAGACTTTTGTCCCCGTACGTCAAGACCCCGCCAGTGGTGTGTGGACCCTTCGTCAGTCGGGTACCGCAAACACGCTGGAGGCTGCTCAGCTCACGGTTTCCGCCCGCGAGAGCGGCGGCAAGTACCGTGCGCGTTTCGTTCTGCGCGTTCCGATCGTCCAGACGGAAACCATCAACGGCGTGAATAAGCCGATGGTGGCTCGGACGGGCTTCGCGGAGGTGTCGTTCACTATCGACATGGGGGCAAGCCCCCAAGAACGAAAAGACCTGGTCTCGATGATTCGTTCGGCACTCGATGCCAACGAACTTCTCGACCAGGGTGTGACCGACGCCGCCTCGTTCTTCTGAGGCGGTGAACTACTCCGGCCCGGGGAGAACCCGGGTGCCCTTTAGCGATGGAGAACCACGCTATGTCCGACTACCTCTTCTCTGACCACAGCGCTGACGCCCGTTTCGAGATCCTGGCAACAGTCGCCTATGGACCTGTTCCCAACTTTGGCCCCTACGCTTACGAGCGTATGGGCGAGGAGGAAGAGCAGATCTACGCGATCGCCATGGAGCTTGCGACGGGCTACGCCTTGGAGGGGGTTTACACACCCCTCTTCAAGTCCATTAAGCTGAAGCTTGCCTTCGAGCAGGCCCATGCTAATGGATGGAGCTGGATTAAAACCCAGCGCCTAGCTTGCGCTGTGCTGGTCGCCTTGGAGGACTGGGACGATGAAGGCCTTGACGGGTACATCTGTGGCAGTGCCACTGATGACCTGAATAGGATCCTGTCGTCTCTGACTTTCCGCGGCGTTCAGGGGTGAGGTTGTGAGGTGCAATATACTCCCAACCCTTACCTGTCGGTCGTTGATGACCGCTTCGACGAAGCGGTAATATTCGACCATACCAAGAAGAAGGGTAGATCAGCGCGTAAGTCCAGGAAGGAAAGCCGACCTGGATTGAAGCGCCTTGATCCGTCTCTTCACTCAGCAATCATCGGGGATTTGATGAACCTCCTTTCTGAGGATCCCTCGTATGAGGCACGCTACTTGGCAGAAACTATCCTGTCCAAGTATGTGGGGCCTGAAACGGACCCTGCTGACGTGCGAGCGTCACGAGCCATAGACAAATGGCTCGCGACGGAACTTAGGAACCGGAAGACCAATTGGCGCATCATCGACTTCGACCCGATCGAAAACGATCTCGATCTTGGTTGGGTCAAAATGAGTGCGTTGGTCGGAACGATCCGCAAGCTGATACGTAAGGTTCTCGGGGACACACCGCCAGATGAGTGCCTCTTCGGCACTTACTCGAACGGTGCCTCGACTTCCAAACGTAGGAAGCCAGGGGTCATCTTCCGAAAGTTCGCGACTCAAGCAGATGTTACCGCTGAAGCCTATGACACTGTCTCCCAGGTCGTTTCTTCCTGCGAGACGTGGAGGCTGATGCTCGAAGGCCGTGGTCAGAATACGCCACGTGTCGTCGAGGGTAACGTCTTGTTCACTGTGCCTAAATCCACCACAATTGATAGGGTTGCTGCAAAGGAACCCGATCTCAATTGCTTCGTTCAGAAGGGGATAGGCGACTTCATACGTCGCCAGCTCCGACTGAAGGCAGGGATTGATCTCAACAATCAATCCGTCAACAGGTCGTTAGCTGAGCTCGGATCTCGCGATGGCAAACTCGCCACGTTGGATCTTAGCTCCGCGAGTGACTCTGTGACTACACAGTTAGTGTATCTGCTTCTCCCGCCTGCGTGGGCAGTCCAGCTGGATGTCGTCCGTTCACAACGGACGATTCTCCCGGATGGTACCGTGCACTTCAACGAAATGTTGTCGAGCATGGGAAACGGCTTTACGTTCGAACTGGAGAGCTTGCTCTTCTGGTCGATCGTTAAGGCCGCCTGCTTTCACTCAGGTATACGGGGACGAGTCTCGGTATACGGGGATGACATCATATGTCCCTCGTCAGCCGCCGCGCGTATCGCTCGCCTGTTCAACTGGTTCGGCTTCTCTGTTAACAAAGAGAAGTCGTTCTGGAAGGGCAGGTTTCGCGAGTCTTGCGGTGGTCACTATTACCGAGGTAAGGACGTGACGCCTTTCTACGTCAAAGAGCCAATCGCCACAAACGAGAGGCTTGTCCATTTCCTAAACCGGCTGAGAAAATGGTCCTCAGTCGGATTACTCCGTGTAGGTTACTACGAGCTGTGGGTTAAGTACTCGCAGTACGTGGATACACGCCTTCACGGAGGGTGGAACGTAGATAGCCCGTACGCATTAGTGTCGCCGGGTAAGCCAAACTATCGGCTGAAACCGAAGACACTGCCTCTGCCTCCCTCCCTGCTAGCCTCGCGGCGACCAGGGTGGATCGGTTCAGAGGTCGTGTTTACGGAACAGGATGTCCTCCAGTTAGGAGGCTACCTGTACGCGTTGCGCACGTTTGACGGCCGTGATCCTCGCTTCGTCATCCACGACGTGGGTGGCGAGCTTGGTGAGGTGTTCTTCGAAGATCCGCTCGGCGTCTCTCGGGACACAGTCCTGAGGGTCGTTGGGTGGACCTCCGAGAGGAACACAAGGCCGTCATGGCATAGTGGGCAGATTCCGATGTTCCCTGAGGAATATTGGAGTCCGTGAACACTGCAAACTTCTGCAGTCCGGC